TGGGAAATACGAATTTTTGCCCTAATTGCGGTGCAAGAATGGAAAGTGAGGTAAGGAATGAAAATAATACTTGATATGCCGGAACATACAATGTGCATTGGAATTTTCGTGAATTACAAAACGAAAGAACAGTATAAAGACAAGGAAAAACCGTTTTGCACGACTAACTGCTTAATTGACACAGAAAAATACTGCGGTGTGCGTATTGACGAAAACGGAACACTTAATTTTCTGGCAGAAAGTGAGGATAAGGAATGAGCATCTTAAACGATAGCAGGGAGTTCGGGACAGAGGAAGAATACAACGACTGGCGGCGCGACGTGGACTGGGAGTACCGCAGGCAGGACTATTACGACCGAAAGGCAGAAGAACAGTCTATTTTTGATAAAGAAGGTGATGAATAAATGCCAGCAATTAAATGTCCATATTGCAGAAAATTAAATACTGAGCTAACTGATGGAATCAGGAAAAGGGATAGAGGATATGTTAGAATGCGTATCTGCAATGATTGTGGTAAAAAATTTTCAACAATAGAAAGGTATGTTGAATATGACAAAAGAAAAAGAATATGAATATTGTTTACGGTGTGGCCGCAAATTAAAGAGTGACAAAACTCGTAAGAACGGATACGGGGATATATGTTTTCGTAAAATGAAAACCAAACAAAAAAACCGATTGTTTAATATAGATCGATCAGGTATAATAAAGTAGATGAGGAGGTATGCCATGGATCAGCAAAATAAATTAGACGAACATAGCTTAGCATATGAGCTGCTTGTTGAAGTTAAGCAGAGCGCCAAGAGATGGTTCGTCGCTTTTTTATTTATGATCGTTTTAGAGCTGCTCACTATTGCTGGCTTTATGTGGTACATAAGCTTACCGGCTGAAGAAGAAAGTTTGATCACTCAAGAAGCTGACAATAATAGCTTCAATAACATTGGGAATGGGGAGATAAACAATGGCAGCAAAGCAGACTTACCGTAAATATAAGAAGCGGGTTGTTAGAAGCAGAAAGCGTAGAAAATAATGGCTAAGAAGTATCTGCCACTAATTAAAAAATTACAGAAAGCAATCAACCTTAATTTTGATAAAAGAATCCTTGTCAACAAAACCCAGTTTTATAGCGATAAGACGGATAAGATAATTGAGATGATCGTTATAAAGCAGGCTGTATGGAATGAAGATAAGCATAAAATTGTCAATGTTAAGTTATTTGAGTCCAGCTCCGATATCCAGATCCTGCTATACTTGCGGGATCTTTGGTATAAATTGAATAAGTGGGAGATCCCAACTGATAATGAGTATTGGGAGGATGTCAAAAAGAAGAAGGATATAGTGATATGAAAAGTCAAAGATGGATAACTTTAGGAGGAAGACATATTCTTATTCATAGCAAAATGCCCGATGATATTGAATCATCTTTATATGATGATAATATTCCTGTTTATGGTGGCAGTTCTGGTGAGCAGGAAGATGAATACGAAGAAGAGATGAAACATGATGCTGAACTTGAACGCCAAAGGCAAGCGCAGCAAAAAGCAGAAGAAAATGAAAAGAATGCAAAGTCGATAAATATTAAGGATCTACAAAAATTATATCAGCTTCTTCTGCAAGGGCGTATAGACGAAGGAAGAAATGTAGCATCAGCTATGGCTACTTTACAAAACGCATTATTGTCAAATAAATTAACAGACAAAGAGAAGCAGAAAATTCAAAATTGGTTAAATGATTTATCTGATTATTAAAAGAGAGGAGTAAAAACAATGGCAAAAGGAAAAGAGATCAAGGCTTGGATTACTATCAATGGGAATCATGTACCCATATATTCAGACGGTAGTCTAGGCGGGGTATATGAAAAGATTAAAGCCAGTGGATCTGGGAAGAAAAAATCACAAATGCGTGATGATAATGATCCTGCAAATAAAACAGATCATGAATGGATGGAAGAAGAAAATAAACGCTGGGAAAAAGAATATGGCAAGGAAGACAGCTATCAGTGGGAAGAGGATGAGGAAGATCTTGGTAGCGATGCGGATAAGGCTGCAAGGGTAGAAACATACAAGGAGCAGCTTCGCGATGTTAATGAAGATATAGAACAATTCGAGAGCACTTCCCCTCGTATGCGGGCAGCTGATTATGATGAAAAGCTGGCGAAGCTTAAAGAGAAAAAAGCAAATCTGGAAAAATGGATTGATAGGGACACTTCTACCAAAAAATCATCCGATATTGATGAGGATAAGCTTGATGAGATAGCAGAACGTTATAATGGTAGCAAACCTGTGTCCGGAGATTGGGATACTGAAACAGAACATGAGCAGAAAGCCATTGCAAAAGAGTTTGGTATATCAATGGATGAAGCTAAGCAGGTTATGAAAGACAAGCTGGGCTTTGATGATGATATGTTTCCGGCAAAAGGTCAGGAAGGAGGTCGTCCCAGCAGTGAGTTCGTTGTTGATTATCCTTTAGATAAAGAAGATCCTAAAGAGTATGACAGAAAACGTCGGGAAAGGGAATTAGCTGATGAAGTTGATGCTTATGATAGAGAGCATGGAGAAGGCAAGTATGAAAAAGAAAGTAAAGTAGATGGTGGGGAAGAACAAAGACTTGGTGTATATAAAGAACAGCTGGCCGATGTGCAGGATGAAATTAAACAGTTTGAAGGAACCCGTCCTGCTTTACGCGCACCGGATTATGATGAAAAATTAGCAGCATTAAAGGCAAAAGAAAAAGACTTAAAGTCTTGGATTGATAGGGACGAAAAAGCGGCTGGTGAAACTAATTCTAAGCATTATGCAGTCTATCAACCCAGCACTATATTGGGTACTGAACATCATTCAAGGTTAGAAAGAGTAGAAGCTGACAGCGAAGAAGAAGCAGTCCGTAAATACAAGGAGAAGTATCCGGATGCTAAAGATGATAAGATATCTTTGCATCGCACTACTGAAAATGGTGGCAGATATCAAAATGAAGACGGGAGCTGGGATGATGGACATTCATATAAATCCAATAAGTCTGATATAGATAAAGAAAAGACAATCAAAATAGGAGATAAGGAAATAGGTATAAGTAAAACAGGAGTTTCGGATACACCTATGGCTAAAAAGGTAAAGACAGGTAACCGGCAAGCAACTGCTAATAAAACCGCTGATGAATCTTTCTTAAAGAAACACGCATCAGATAAGGTTGCCACTAGGATGAGAATAGAGGATATGCTGCGCGGTAAAAAAGAAGGCGATAAAGTAACGATAAATGGAACAACATATACAAGGACAAAAGGATCCTGGAAAGCTCCTGATGGAGTACAAATGCTGGCATCTCAGTTAGCTGAA